ATCATTGCTTATTTTGCTATCGGTGATCCTGGCATAAATTTGAGTAGTACGAATATTTGTATGCCCGAGCATTTTACTTACAGTCTCTATCGGAACGCCTTTTGCCAATGTGATGGTAGTTGCAAAAGTATATATCTCAAAAGCAATAAAAGGATAAACGATGTAACCTACTGAACAACTGGAGTAATACACACAAAAAAGCTTTGCATTGCTACATGCTAAAAAAGCAGATTCTAGCGAAGTTAAGCAAGAGTTCCGTTACTTATCCATTACCCTTTTTGGTTCGGATAAAGGAAAAGAAGAACAGCTTATCTGCTGACAAGACAACTACTTTCACCACCAAGAATTGGAAATTTTCGAACTTTGGTGATAAAAGTAGAAAATATAGTCAAAAGTTGATTGTTATGCACTGAACTACTGCATTTTGCATATGGTCAAATAACTCTACAATTAGTAATTTTAAATCATTAAAAAAAAGAGTTATGAAACATGCATTAAAGGTTTTGTTCTACCTCAAAAAGAACGAAGCAAAAGAAGATGGAATGTGTCCGGTAATGGGACGAATCACTGTAGGCAAAACGATGGTACAGTTCAGTGCCAAGATGAATGCATCCGTATCCCTTTGGGATACTCCTTCGGGACGAGCAAATGGTAAAAGCAGGCTAGCCACAGAGCTAAACCGAGCCTTAGACAAACTTAACGTTTCTATCAATGCCCACCACAAGGAAATCTTGGAGAACAAAGGGCAGGTCACGGCTGAACAAGTGAAAAATGCCTTTCAGGGTATCGCCACTGAGCAGGAAACATTGGTGAAGTATTTTGTCCGGCACAACCAGGAGTTTAAAAAACGTATTGGTATTAATCGGGAACTGAGCACCTACCAACAATATGATATTTCACTCAAGCACCTTATTAAATTCCTTCGTAAGAAGTACAACCTGTCTGATATACCATTCAGCTCACTGGACTTTTCATTCATTACCTCCTACGACTTCTACCTGCGTGTTGAATTACAACGGAAATCTAGCACTATTTTGGGTATTACCCGCACAATGCGCAGGATGATAAAACTGGCTATCCACGAAGGTATCATTACCCGTGACCCATTCGATGGTTATACTCCCGAACGACCCAAAGCGGAACAAAAATACCTGACACGTGCCGAGCTGGATAAAATAATGACCACACCGCTGGATCATCCGAACAGATACCTTACCCGGGATATGTTTTTGTTTTCCTGTTTCACAGGCTTAGCGTTTCGGGATATGTGTAACCTGACCCAGAAGAATCTTGTTAGGGCCGATGATGGTCTCTTATGGATAACCACCAGCCGTCAGAAGACGGGAACACCCTGTCATATTCCCTTACTGGAACTCCCCTTGCAAATTATAGAGAAGTATAAAGGACTCACCAAAGATGATAAGCTACTTTTGATGTTGAGCTGTGGACGCTTGAATGTCAACTTAAAGAAGATAGCCAAGCTTTGCGGAATAGATAAACGGTTGATTTTCCACATGGGACGGCATACTTATGCGAGTGAAATTACACTCTCGCAAGGCGTACCTATAGAGAGTGTGAGCCGCATGTTGGGACATCGGGATTTACGCTCCACACAGATTTACGCCAAGATAACCAACGACAAAATCAATGAGGATATGAAAGCCCTCGAAACCCGAATAGAAAACAAATACCAATTAGCGAAATGAAATAACATGCAAAATGATAATTTCAACTAAAAACTCTAAAATCGATAAACCCATGAAACAGCATAGGGAAAATAACAACAACAGCTGCTGCAACAATAATAACCGCAATATCAACAATAATATCAAAATCAATAATGACAACAACCATGATAACAATATAAAAGTCAATAACGATAATAACCATGTCAACAAGAATGTCAACAAGAATGTAGGCAACGATAACAACACAAATAACAACAACCTCAATAAGAGAAGGCGTAGCACCTTTACTGTTCTGTTTTACGTGAATAGAGACAAGGTTAAGCAAAATGGTTTATGTCCCGTTATGGGTAGAATAACCATAGATACAAAAGTAGCTCAATTCAGTACCAAGGCAGATGTAAATTCCACCCTTTGGAATACAAAGACAGGAAGAGCCATAGGTAAAAGCAGCCAAGCCATTTTAGTAAACCGAGCTATAGATCGCCTTACCCAAGAGATAAATAAGTTTTATACCGAGATGGTAGACAAGCAAGGATATGTAACCGCAGAGTTGGTCAAAAATGCGTTGTACGGTATCGGACGAAAGCAAGATATGTTGCTAAAGCTCTTTAATGAACACAACCAAGAGTTCAAGCTACGGGTTGGTGTAAATAGAGTGGAAGATACTTACTCCTCTTACTTGCATTCATACCATCAGCTGTTGAATTTCATAAGTCAGAAATACGGGATGGAAGATATTGCCCTTGACAAGCTCAATTTGAACTTTATTGATGCTTACGACTTCTATTTGCGTGTTGACAGGCAGATGAAGCAAAACACAATAGTAGGGCATTTGATAATATTAAAAAAGATGATCCGCAGAGCTATTCATCAAGGAATACTCAACCGTGACCCATTTGTGAACTATATATCAGAACAGCCCGAAAAGCAGTGCAGGCATCTGAAATCGGAAGAAATAGATAAAATTATGCAGATTCATATAGCATCTAAGAAGGTGTGCCATACACGGGATATGTTCATTTTTTGCTGTTTCACAGGCTTGTCATATTCGGATATACGGAATCTTTCGCAGGGACATCTGACAACGCAGGTAGACGGTAGCTTGTGGATTAGCATCAAACGGCAAAAAACAAAAAGTGAATGTAATATACGCTTGTTGGATATACCCAAACAAATTATCGATAAATACAAAGACGATCGCAAGAGTGATAAAGTGTTCAACATGATATCACTTGTTAGCATCTGTAGAAACTTAGAAAAAATTGCGGTATTGTGCGGTATTGAACATATTACCTTTCACATGGCAAGGCATAACTTCGGAACACATATTACTTTGTCGCAGGGTGTGCCGATTGAGACAGTTAGTCGAATGATGGGACATCGTTCAATAGCCACTACACAAATATATGCCAAGATTACCAATAAAAAAGTAAACGAAGATATGAAGTTGCTTTCAGAACGAATTACTGACAAATATGCTGTCTTTGAGGATAAGACTATGCCCATAGGTATTAAGCTTAATCAGAATTTCAAAAAGATTAAGGAAAAATAACCAGAATATCCAGCAATATCAAATAACAAGAAAAAGAACAAGAACAAGAAAAAGGAAAAGAACCTTGTAAAAGAGAATCAGATGTTATAATGGCAGGAGCTTTAAAAGCCTCTGCCATTATCGCAAAATAAACAACCATCTGTTGACAGCTACTCAATTGATTCTTGATACCCACTTTCTAACATCTTTTCAATGTCAGATTCCTTATAAAGTATTTTTCCACCCAGTTGGATATAGGCAATTTTACCTTGAGTTCTATAGTCTTGCAACGTCCTACGGCTGATTTTTAGTTTTTCAGAAACTTCTTTGTCGGTCAAAAACCGTTCTCCGTTTAAGTGTGGCTTATTGTTCTTTACCAATAGGTCGATATCATCAAGCATCTGTTTCGTTGACTTGAAAAAGCTCTTAATCCACTGGCTGTCTCTTGTCAATATTTCGTTGTTCATATTCGTTAATTTTAGTGGTTTCTTATCAATTCCGTATATAGTCGCCAAAATTTGAAAGCGACAAAGTATCTGACAAGGAATCATATTTTATTTCTATTCGTTTCTTTGTCGATGAGATAAAAATTCCTATTTCGTCTTGTCCCACCTCAAAGATTGCCGGTGAAGCCTGTTTGCTATGCTCGTTCATATGAAGAAAGATTATCCAGTACTTGCCGTTACAGTTGTGAGTAATGATAACTGTGGGATTTAGATTGACGCTTTCCCATACCCCAACAATTGCAGCTGGATTATTATTTGTATTCATGGATAGCTCATTTGACAATCGTTGATTTTTGTGTCAATAGTTCTATGTCATTCGGCTTATAGTAAATCTTGTGATTGATTTGACTGTATGGCAACGTGCCATTATCCCGATATGTTTGAAGAGTTCTTTTCGAGATATTCAAAATCAGACATACAACCTGATTATCCAGCCATGTTTTCAAACTTTTGTCTTGCTTGCTATGGAGCGAGTTCATTTTCGTTTCTAATGCATCGAATCGGTTCATCATTGCCTCGAATGTGCGAGCTTCTATATTTACTATTTCCATTTCAAATTACTTTTAGGTTTATAATTCTCGATTTTTCTGTAAATATACACCCTCATTTCTAGAGTTATACACATTAAAATAGCAATGACGGTATTCGGTTATGAT